GATCCGATGAACTTTCTCCCCATCTTGATCGCCTGATAGCCAGTCGAACCGACGCCGGAGAACGGGTCAAAAACCACGTCACCAGGATTGCTCCACAGGTACATCGCCCGCTCGATCAAATCAAGCGCCATCGGGCAGACGTGCCGCTCGTCCTCGTTGTCACGCGCCGCAGCCGCGTTCAATGTGTTGGAGAAGTTGATGTCCATCCAGACCGGGGAAGCGTACCTGCGCCAGCGCTCGTGTGAAAGATTGCCGTGGATCGGTGGGTTCTCGCCGGCGAACTCTGTCATCCCGTCGATGTGCGCCACCGGCTCGGCGTTCTCGCCATCCTTGCGAAATGCGAGCAGGTATTGCGGAATGCCGGCCCGAGAGCGTGTCGAATCCTTGCATAGCTGTTTGTGCATCAAACCCAAAGCCTTCGTCCGCGTCGCCTCGATCAGTGGATCCTTCCATGCGCAGTGCTCGCTGTGGAAAATGAAGCCTGCTTTCTGGAATGCGCGAATCATGTTACCGCGAAAATCCTTCAGCCCGATGTATCCGTCGCGCTCCTTCATGGCTGGAATATTCATGACATCGACACATACGATCCTACCAGGCTTCGTGACACGCAGCAGGCCAGCAACGACGTACCCGAAGTGCTCATAGAACTGATCGTCGCTCGCACTGTTCCCGAGGTCGCGGTCGCTGTTGCTATAGGTGTAAAGGCTGGCATACGGCGGCGAGAAGATCGACAAATGCACTGACTCATCAGGCATGGCGTTCAGCACCTCGATGCAGTCCCCGTGCGCCAGCGTCCAGTTCTCGCCTTGCTCTTGATTCAGGATGTTCATGATTCCTCCTTGTTATGCAGCTTGTTGAAAAGCCTACGGACGGCGTAGCTTCTGACGATCGACACTGCGGTAAAGAACAGGCCGATGACTAGGTTTTCTTTCAGCTCGACACGGATCCCCATAGCCGGGAAGATCGCCATCTGCGCGCCGATCGCCACGAAATACCCTATCGTGACATTGGCGATTGACTCGATCATGCTTTGCGTTTTCGTCTGCATCTCAGCTCATCCATGATGGAATCATCAAACCGGCGCGCGGCTTGTAGTCAGTTTTGTTCCTGCTCGACGCGCCGTGCAGAGCAGCCGAGTTGAGATCCTTCATGTGCTCGATCATGCTGTTGTACGTTTCCTCAGCCTCGCGCTCTTTGCGCCGGATATTCGACACGACAGCGCCCTCTGTCTCAGCCGTGATGACATGCACATTGACCGGATTTGTTTGCCCGAAGCGCCAACACCTCCTGATCGACTGATACAACTGCTCGTAGGAATCTGACAAGCCTACGTAGGCCATGTCAGCGCAATGCTGAAAATTGAGCCCTAGCCCGACGATTCTAGGCTTCGATACGATCACCCGGATGGATCCGTCGATGAATCCAGCAATCGCCTGTTCCTTGTGGTCGTCCGAATCGCTGCCGCGCACTTCCACTGCGCCATGAATCGCCTTCGTCAAAGCCTCGCTTTCTGCATTCAAATTGCACCAGACGAGAAATGGCCTGTCCGTCGCATTAACGATGTCAGCGCATGCCTTCACGCGATCATCAATCGAATCGCGACGCGCCGCCTGCCGCTCCTGCAAAGTCTGCGCTTCCATCGCGAACAGATAACCCTGCTGCGCGTGATTGACCTTGACGCACTGCTCATGCATCAAAAGCGGCGGCAGAATGAATCCTTCGTCCGAATACCCGAGATCCGACGGCTTGCGAAGCATCACGGCCCATGAGGCCAGCCATTCCCAAAACGCCTTTTTAGCGTGACCCTTGACGCGCCATTTGCTTGTATCGCCGCCGTCATGGGTGAAATACATCGCGAGCATTTCGCCGCGAGTCATCACGCCGAGAAATTCCGCCTGCGTGCCGATTTCCATCACATCATTTGGAGCCGGAGTCGCAGACAGGCAAAGCCTAAACGGCGTGCCTTTGAATGCGTCAATCGCCCAATTGCAATACGCGCCGGATGCATTTTTGAGAATGCTGGATTCGTCCTGAGCAACAGCGCCAAATTGATCCAAATGGAAATTCTCAAGCCTCTCAAAGTTCGTCACCGTGATCCGCTTCGTAATCTGCGAATGGTCCTTCGCGTAAGCCAGGTCAATCCCGAACTTCTGAGCCTCGCGGACAAACTGATGCGCGACTGCCAGCGGCGCAGAAATGATGCACTCGTGCGGCTGCCGATTCGCCCACTCCATCGCGATCGGACCCTTTCCCATTCCGCAGTCTGCATAAACCCCTGCGCGGCCCCTGCGAAGCGCCCACCTGATGATGTCCCGCTGGTACTCGAACAGCATCGGGTTCAGATCAGGAATGTCTGTCATCCCTGTATCTGGATCGGTGACAGATTTTTTTGCTATAAAACTCTCGTATCCTTTCACTGCTATTCCTCCGTTATTGTTTGTCTGAAATCACTTGCTTTCGACCGGCTTGTATCGCAGATTCCATGTTTGAACGCACGATTCCAGATCCGACCATTGCGTTTCAGGCTGCAGGCAATGCTCTTTCTGGCAGCCAATAGCAAACAGAGCGCGAAACGTCCTGTCATTCGACACCACTGGATCGCTACCGCAGAACGGGCACGGCAGCAGCTTGGTCATCAGATCTGGTCTTTTCCCTGTCATCTCAAAACCTCCACAATCGCGCCACAATGCGCTATCTGCCCACCCGATGCGCTCGTCTGTATAGCGCAACCACCGATCGCGCTTTCTATGCCGCTTCCTGCGCGTCCTAGGGGCATCTTCGCTTCTCCGGAAACATGCGTTTCGCCGCTTCCGCCCAAAACTGCTACCGGAAGCTCCCCAGCCTCGACAGCCAGCGCCAGCCAGTGCGAGATGTGCATCACTCGTACAGAGCCGCGTTCAGCAGATTAGCCGGACGCATTCCAGCTGATTCCATAAACTGCTGGCTACGCGGATCAAACCAGAGATTGCACGTGCCTTCCCATTCCCCGTGCCGCTGCTTGCTGACAATCATTTGCGCGTCCGGATCAGAAGGCAGATAACCAGACCCGACTTCAAAAGCAGCCTCCTTAACCTTGTTTCGCCAAACGGTGATGACGTTATCCACCTGATCTGTGATTGACGCTGCGCCGCGAACGTCCATTTTCCCAGGTGGAGTCATCTCGTCCCTGCCCTTGCGAGAGTGACAAACTAGATGCACGTGGATACCGGAATCACGGGCCAGCGTGCATAGCCGATCGACAAACCTTTTCTGCCCGTTGTAGTCGTCCTCGCCCATTCCGCATTTCAGCAGCGAATCGACGACGAAATGGCAGCATCCGCGTTTCTCTTTTGCGTATGCGCCAATTGCTGCGATTTTCTCCGGATTGACCATTCCCTGTTGGTCGTACAACCAGATGAATTGCCCGAATCCGTTATCGCAAAACATTGAATCCACAAAATCGCGAGACGGATTTGGTACTCCCTCGCCCTGCTTAGCCATCCTGATTAGCGTTGCAGCTGGTGACATCTCCATCGACGCGATGCATGTTTTCTCGCGCTGCACCACAAGCCCGAGCACAACTTGTCCAAGCAGCAGAGATTTACCGTGACCGTTAAAACCAGTCCATATCGTTACCTCGCCTGATCTGAACCGCAGTTTGTCGGCCATCTTGCGGAATGGCAGGCGAGCGCCTTTAGGTGCCTGAGGATTGAACAGCGATTCTGTCACGGCGCCGATATACGCAGAAGCCGGCCGCAAGCGATGGTCATGATCAGTCATCGCCATGTACGCCGAAAAGTCAATATCGTCGTCAGCGAAAATCACGACTTCCTCCATTCGATTCCAAAGTCCTCGATCGGCCAGTCGAGAATCACGAGCAGGATATATCGCGCGTATTGCTGCAGCCTGTCGAATATCTCGGCAACCCGGTCGTCGTATCTCGGTGCGTGGACAAAAACATCGAGTCCAGCAAAGACGCGCAAATCCAGATCATCAAGTCGGTCGCCAGTCCGGATAACACCTTCTGGGAATGTCAGGAATCCAGGATACGAAAACCAATCAGGAGCCTTCCAGTTATCGCCAATGCTCAGTGAAACCTGCCTTGCAGGCAGCTTGCCAGCGGTTCGGAAAGCCACCAGAGCCGCTAGTCCGGTCGGAGGATTCATACGGTCCTCGGGCCGACGACACGCAGGCTGGGAGCAATCGCAGATGCTGGCTCGTCGTCCCATCGCCCCTGATTCAGCCAGGTAGCAGGATGCGGGATGAACTGCCCGCCGTCCCTCATCCACTGCTCGCTGCGCTTCTGCTGCTCGACAGC